AGCTATGTGCGGATTCCTAACCATAATATATACACCCCCGATACGAACCGGGTGTGCTTGACAAAACTCAATTTGTTCCAATCTGTCTACCATAGGTTCAACTTTTAAATTGAACCCCATGGAAACAAACCACTCCTTGACTAACTTCTCATCGAACTTAGCAGCATCGCTTCGTTCCATGATAATTGTGCCATCATCCCCCATGTCGGCCATAGCGAACTTATTGATGTCGTGGGACAAACAATAAGCAAACACTAGTGTCGGCATGAGTACGCAGTTACCATCCGTGGTATTAGCTACGCCTGAAGGAAGGCCACCGTCCAGCTTGAAATTAACATACCCCTCTGCACATTGCGCAGTTCCCTTGCGAGAAATTTGCCTGTTCAAGAGATATCTGAAAAATTTTCCTGCCTTTTGACCAGCGAAAAATTCTTCAAAAAACGAGAAGACCCACTTTTGTGCTACCACACTAAAATGTTGGTCCCAACGAGTTGCATCGATACCAAAAGCTACTGGATCGTAAAAATGACTAAACTTCTTTTCAAAAGCCTGGCCAATTTGTACAGCATCCAACCCTTTCATCACAGTTGGTTCGAAAACTTTCAAGCCCAATACATCCATAAAGATACTGTCGATACAATGTATCATCGGTTTGCTAAGAGGCTTAACAAAACGCGACAATTGGGCATTATACCGATAGGAGAATGGACAAATGAGGCGGTTAACAATGTCGTTATAAGATTTTCTAGAACAATTGACTTTCTCAAATTTTCCAAAACATTTCATAACGAAATCCTTTTCGTTCAACGGGAGGTCGAACAAAGACTGTACGGAGTTTTCATAGATTTTCACCTTTTTACCCTTAAAAGTAGCAGGTACTTCTTCTAAACGTAAACAAGTGACACTTATGACATACTTTCGTAACAGTACAAGGACAGGAAATAGACTTTCACCAAAATGGTCCTCATCAGGAAGCGGGGGCTTCTGATAAACACCGTCTATTTTCACATGGTACAACCGTTCATTTATTGAACGAGTCAAATTGTGTAAACTCTGACTAAACCAGATAAATTCATCAGCACCTTGATAACCGTCAAGTTGCATCATGCGTCTATCTTTCAACGTCCCACCTGTTTCAACGACTTTTATCCTAGGGTCAAGAGGAATGGGGTGGGGTCCACACTCTTGTCCTTCGGATTTGATGAACCCTAGTCACCTACGGCTGTAAGGCGTAGATGACTCTTGGTCCATCCTTGACATCTTAAACCTATCAAAGAAACTAGCCCAGTAGTCTCTAGAAAAGTATTTAAGAGGCATCAAGTTCGCAG